AACAGACTAGTGTATACACCTCCAACCAAACTAAGAGCGCCGCTCCCTATACTTTTCAAAGCGCTGGTGAAACCGCTGAACTTGCCTGTAAAAAGCGCTATCGCTGCACTGATGGCTGTCACAATAGCCGACACCTTTAGGAAAGGAGCAATAAAAAACGTAGCTATAACTGTACCCAAGCCAATAAATACTGCTTTCAGGGTCTTCATTCCTTCTGACGTACTAATGAACTTTGCAATCTTGTCTGAAATTTTTACAAGAAAATTTACCGTCGGCAAAAGAACTTTGTTCAAGATGGGAGTAACTGCGATTGCCAAATTTTGAAACGCCACTTGCAACCTTTTCATCAAAGTTCTTGTCGGTGCCAAGCGTTTGTTAAATTTAGCTTGAGCAGCGGATGCCTGTTCCGCTCTAATTCGCTGAATCTCCAGCTCTTCCGCAGATTGGCCAAACACTTTCATAGCCATAGATGCATCCTTGATGCCGGCAGCATTCATGATCATAATTCTTTCAAACTTGCTCATTGTTTTGAAATCTTTTCCGGAACGAAGGACGGCACTACGAATTATATTCAACCTTTCTGCGGGATCAGCATACAAAAGCCTAGTCGTACTAATCAAATCTTTGCCTAGGACAGAATTCAATTTTCCTGCGGCTGAAGCTGCGCCCTCAAAAGTGTCCAACTGACTGCCAAAAGCAGAATTCAAATCACTTGTTGATACACCCAAAGCTTTTGACTGTGCGGATAACTTAGTAAATATCTTAATGCTTCTAGCGCCATAAATAGCCAACTGCGGGGCAAGCTGCGCAAAATCGGATACCAATTCCCTAACTGGGCGGCCAAGCTGAGCGGCAAGATCGACCAATCGAATTTGTGTCATTTTTGCCTTGGAAGATGTCATGCCAAGAGCTTTTGTAAGAAAATCAAAGTTTTGGCCCGTCACACCGGAATCAACGCCAAGCACGGCCATCCTAGCCGAAAAAGCAGCTAGCTCTCTCTGAGAGGACCTTGTTAGATCCGTAAAGCCGGTGAAAGATGTAAACAATCCCTCTAGAGCTTGTCCTTGTTCTGCTATTGTTATTCCAAAAGTTCTATTAGCCATGGCAGCATTCATTAGAACTCCGGAAAATTCCCTGCCTCTACCAGTAAGGCTGGCCAAAGAAGCTGACGTTTCCTCAATCGCTTTGAAAGTAAGCAAAACGGCCGTTCCCATTGCCTTAAACCCTGATGATAGAACATTTTGAATGCTGGCTATTTTCAACATCGATTTTTGAATATTGTAAAATAATTTGAGATTTTTTCCTAGACCTTTTTCTAGCTTAGTGTTTGACTCTTCTATGCCAAAAAAAGACGCCATCAACTTGCCGGCAACGCTTGATGACTTTTGCATCAGTCGGTGTGTTTCTTTTTGTTTCTCAAGAACTTTATCGGCTGCTTTGCCTATATCTAGATATTTCTTTTCTTGATCTGCCAATTCTTTTGAAGCTTTTGCCAATTCCTCGACCTGTTTTTGATACTCAACGGTTCCTTCTTTTTCTTTTGATAATCTTTTCTCTTCTAGGGCGAAACGCTTTTGTGCATCATCGAGAGCTTGTCTGGTCAATCTAGCTTGCTCGTCCAGCCTTTTAAGAGACGCTTCTTGAAATTCCGCTTCTTTCTCATAAGACATATTAAAGCCCGCAAGCTTCTTTTCTTTTGCTTCCAAGGCTCTCAATTCTTTATTATCAGGGGTTCTAGTCGGCCTAGCCATTTATCAAGCTTCCTTATTTAAAGGGCCACGGAATCCCAGTTCTTCTTTCAAACTGAGACACTGCCCTATCCAACTGGTATCTGGATTTAAAAGTATTTGGATTGTCCAAGCCATACTGCCTAATTGCTTCTAGATGTTTTTTTTCACCGGCAATTGTTTGGACAAAAGAGTTGATGTCCGATCTGGTGCCACGAACCGTTACAGGAACTTGGGCTCCTCCAAATATAGATTTTAAAATAGTTTTTATACCTTCACCAAACATTCTGTATGGATTTATAAACTCGTTTAGCTCTTTTCCTTTTAAAGAGTTCAAGTCAATTACAACTAATGAGTTTTTTTCTTCTGTCACATTTTCTTGCATCACCCAGAATCCTCCAATTTATTAATTATAAATAGTTTGAAATAAAAAAAGCCGGTCGAGATGACCAGCTTATATTATTTGGCATTTGCAGCCTTTTCATTTTCTTCTGCTTCTCTTTTGAGTTGCTTTGCTAGCCTGTCCATAAACCAATGACGAAGCCTGATTGGAAGACTGTAAGACTCTACCAAGCTCCAGCCGCCATGATATTTCAAAAGAAATATTTGCTCATAGACTTCTTTGATATAGCTGTCACCTAGGCCAAAAAAAGTCGACAGTAAGAGGAACCTCCATGTCCTCTGATATGTGTCCGCAAGATGTGCACTCGAAAGGGAGTTTCATTTCAACATCGGGAGTTATTAGATCGTAAAACTTTCTAATAAAGTGAGCATCTTGAGAAGGCATGTGATCAACAGCTTGTGAAATACTGTTGTAATCCTCATGCCCCTCAATCGAAACAATAATTGATTTTAGCTGATCTGTGGAAAGAGAATCTGGCATTTTAAGTTTTCTTTTTCTCTCCAATTCTCTTGTGATTTTCTTTTCATCATAGCCAGTGCTAAGTCTAACTTCAACCGTCATCTGAGAAACTGGCAAAATAGTAGAAAAAGTTCTATCACCAGTTTGAACAATATTTAACTCTTGTAATTCTTCCGGTGACATGCCCTGATAAAAGACACACTTCTCTAGATCGAATTTGCTTCTTCCTTTTTCTTCACACTCTGGACATACAACCGAAGCTTCATATTCGGATCCGAAACCGGTTATTCTTGCAGATATAAGTAAAGCACTTTTATCGCCAACCAACATGTCGTCAATGTTTATTGATTTGTCTATCAACAGATTTTGAAGCAGCCGATCAATGGCAACGCCTTTTTTCAATAAAGTTTTAGATGTTAGAATATCTTCATCTTTTGCAGTCATAAAGCGAAGCTCAAGCGAGTCCTTTCCACAGAGCGGGTGCTCTGGTGGATAATATCTTCCCTGAGATGGCAAATCTACAATATGCGTTGGCATGGGAAAACTTAGCGGCAACCCTTGAGCTTGAGAAGGTTGGGGTTGAATTTCTGGATTTTGGACTTCGCCCATAACTTCAGAAGCAAGAGGAGGGTCAGCATCAACGTGGCTGACCCCCAAACGTTCTTCATTATTTCTTGCGGACATTTATACCTCTTTTCTTTTAGAACTTGAGAGTTCCTACATTTCCGGGGAGTGAAGAAAGAACACTATCTCCTCCTCGGCTAGCACCTTGTGCGCCGAAGATTCCATCGCATTCTGCCCAATCGTATCGGAAGACCACATCAACAGTGGAAAGGTCTTCGCTCTCATAGTCTAATGTACTGAAGTTTACGGATTTGATCCAAGCATTCTTGAGTTCCCAGTGCTCAACCGAATTGCCAACATTGTCAATTTGGTCAATTGAAACACCAAGCACTTGATTGACCAACCCTGCTTTTGAAACAGTTGTCATGTCAGAAGTGTTTCTTGGAATTCTATATCCGCCGGCTTCAAGCTTTGACATAACAGTCTGTACAACTGCGGGGCTTACTGGATCTACCAAGACGGCAGTAACATCAGCCCACTCAACACGACCGGGATAATAAAATTTATGATTGAGATAAACATGCTCAGTTTGGCTAATCTCTACATTAGGTTTAGTTACACTTTTTGCATACCAAATAAGAGCATCGCCGGGAATACCAGTGATGGTAAGTTTAAAGCGATAATTTCTTTTCGGATCGGCTCTATTTGCATCAGTCCAAAAAATTGACATGTTTTTATTTCTCCTTATACAAGCACTTTATTATAAATAGTGACTTGTCTTTTTTTCAACTTTTAATCTTGAAATCCTGCTCCCGTATTGGTGATTACAAAATCAACTGCGATAAACTCAATTGATCGAGCCGGCTGTAAGAAAATTTTCGCATACATGATATTTCTATCAACCAAGTCAGGTGTAGTAGTTGTCTCGTCTAAAACTACTCGGAAATCAGTCAACCCATATCTAGCCTGAATGCTTGTCATCAGCGGGTTCACCTGATCCAAGAACCGTTGCCAAGTTGCTGACACATTCTGCTCGAAGAGCAAATTATTTGCAATTCTTGAAATTTGCTTTTTGATGAAAATGAGCAGCCTTCTAACATTGATCCTGTCCAAAGCTGACGGCGTAACTTGTAATGTTTTTTGTCCAAAGATTACAATACCTTCCGTTGGGAAAGAAGCAATTGGGTTAATGTTTGCATCATAAAGGTCATCTCTTTCTTCTGAGGAGAGTTTTTGTTTTACGTTCACAACTGGAACGCCTGCGACGCCAGCCGACAAGCCACCCCTGTTGAATCCGGCAGGAGCGAACCAAAGTTCTCCAAACGTTTCCGCGCTTCCAAGGGTTCCAAGAGCAACAACTGATGGCGGAACATTTACTAGCTGATTATTGATGGTGTCTTGAATTTGAACATAAGGATAATAAGCTGCTCCATAGCTGTTGTTTATTTGTCGAAGCCTAAGTTTATCAACCGTTTCGGAAACAGATCCTGTTCTTTTTGTTTCGGTAAGCTTGTTCTCATAGAAGGGAGTAAAATCACCTTCTAAGTCAATCAAAGCCAGAGCATCGCTTCTATCTTCGGCAACCGAAAGCAACCTATCTTGGAGGCTGGTCTCTGTCAATCCGGGTATTGCAAGAATATTTGCTTCTACGATTTCTGGATCTGTAACAGTGTCAATCGCTTTTCGAACTGAGTTGTAGGCATAGCTGGTCGTTTCTGTCTTGTTTTTCAACAAGCTGTTTCGGAAAGCATATTGCTCCGTGATGTCAGTTCCTTCAAAACCTCCAAACAATGGCATGGTAAACTGATTATAACCTGCCTTGAGAATGCTCTTATACGAAGCCGTTGCAGATGTCTTTAGCGGCAAGAACGAGCCAGTTGCAGTAATTGAATTTCCAGACTTTCGAGAACCTGAAATATAAGCTGCGTCTGTCGTTGAATAGGATTCGCGGCCACCAGCAGCGGGTGTAGCACCATCAGTAAATACTTGTTGAACTTCGTCCAGAGAGAAATAATAAGGAACCTCAATGTATCCTTTCCCTGATTCTTCGCTCAAACCCTCTGGCATCATTCTAAGATAATCTGTGAAACCTTTGTTATATTTGACAGAGCTTCCATTTCTATACACATCAACCCCAAAGCAACTATCAAACTGAGAGCTTGCGCCGGCGGATGAAGCTGAAACAATCAGTGGTGTTTCTGGGAATATGAACGAAGCCGAAGGCATAGTCAGCGCTGTTGAGTAGTCGCCTCTACCAACTATAACTCCGTTTCTGGGTGCACCTGCATTTTGTGTAAACTGTGAATAATGGGGAACATGAGGCATGTTACCTGAAGGCGGAACAACAAACTGACCGCTTGAGCCACCGCCACCGCTTCCAGCGCCGGCATCTGCATTGGTAAAGCTAGACATCCCAATACTACTAACTTTGAATCCACCAAATCTTGGAACACCATAGAATCCAAAGGGAAGATATCGGGGGTCCGTCATACCTTCATCAATCGTACCGGTTACCTCGACACGAATAAACTTGGATCTATTATCATATTTTCCGTACTCTCTATATCTTCTCTCTTCGTAGTTCCATTCTCTGTTTTTGTCACCAATCACTCGACCAATATAGTTTTCACTTTGTGGGTTCAAGTTAACATTATCATATTGCTCAAGTACTTTTCTGTGCTTATCGCTGTCGCTTAGACTTCTTACTTGAACAGAGAAAGTTCCATATTCATTAAATTCATTTGTGGGAGCTTTGATATTTGTAATAGAAATTTTGAGATTATTCTGCTCCCACTCCCCAGCCTGAAGCGTGTGGAAACGGAAAAGTTTTGGCATATTGATTGCATCATAACCACCGAAATGAGCATTCAAATCCTGAGCGAAAGTCCAAGGTGAACGGCCTCTTTTCGGAGCTATTCGGTGATCCGCACCATGCAATGCGCCTCCAGCAGAACCGGTCCCTATCGGAGCGACAAAGCCGAAAACCTTATTAGCTGCGTTTTGTGTAATTTGCCTCTCTACGAAATCTTCATAAGATTCGCCTAGCCAGTAGCCTTTTAGCTCTTTCGGCACACCACCCTGATCTACAATGTCAGCATTTGTCAATACGGGATTTGTATTGAAAACTTTTCGAATAAATCTAGGCGATTCTGGATCGAAATCAAAAGTTATGACACTTTCTGCTGAGCCGGATCTTAGAACTGCGGTAAAGCCGCGATTAGCATGAGTATTTTCAATAAAAACTCCAGAACCCGTTACGGCAGCTCCATAATCGGCACTCCCAGTGCCGACAACAACTCGTCCATGTTCTCCAGCGTCCGATGTTGGAATAATTCCCCTCAACCGAAGACTAACACCTTTTTTCAAATACCAGATAGCACCCAAAGTGCCTGTAGGTGCTGTGCCAGCGGCCCCTTTAAGTTCCGCGGCAGTTCCACTGTTGATCAAGAACATTCCAACTGCGCCGGCATTATCTGCTGGGTCTGGACTTCCTTCCAGTTGATTATCTTGAGGCCAACCGGCTGCACCGACTGTTGTTGCATTGTCGTGCTGATCGGCCGTCAATCTAACATAAGTAAGGGGCGTATTGTTTCTCAAATAAGCTTGCGCAGCATATACTCCATAAGTTGGAGCAAGAGTATAGCTTCCATCTCGATACTGATCGTTTCTAAGAGTTCCTCCGCCAGCAACTGGATTTCCAAATATTTCTACGAATTCCGAAAAAGAATTTACTTGCGTTGGGAGAAAGCTAGGGCCTCTCTGGGAAGTACCAATTACAACCGGGCCAACTCGACCGGGAACGCTGATTGAAGTAAGTTGAGAGTTGTCAATTTCATTCAAAAAGACACCCGGTGAAACAAACTTAAATTTACTGGATGGCATTATTTATTTCTCCTTATTAGGTATAAATAGAGTTTTATATATAAATAGTATCAAAGAAGGTCAAGTTCCCTTTTAAGAGCGGAACTTGTCTGGTATCTCGCCCAGATCTGCAACGTTCGGCCTTTGCCCAAAATGAGGTTTATCGCCTGTAATAACTCTTTCCCTTTGGATTCTTATTTCTACGACATTTTCCCTAACCTTCAGCTTAGGTCTAGAGTCGTTGTCTGCGGCCCCAATAA